AGATACTTTGTAATATTACAACTACAACTACTACATCTACTCCACCAACAACTACCACAACAACAAGTTATTTCCCAGATCCATTTGGTATACCATGTTTATGGTCTACTAATGGTGGTAATTCAGGAAGTGTAGCTGTATATAACTTTAATACTAACACAAGTACAAGTGTATTAGTTCCCAATGACTTTACTGAGACAGTGGGTATTGAAAGACCTATTTGTGCTACAGAAGATAAACTATGGTTAGCTAGTATAGTTGATCAAGGTTCTAATCCAACAAATGATAATGATGATAAGGTATACATTAGAGAGTGGAACATAGATGGAACTACACCAAATGCTCCTACATTAACTTATGTAAGAGAGATAACAGTTCCTATGGGACAGACTTATGCACATAATCTGGGAGGAACTTCTGTATGGGCTATGACTGCAATAGATAATAATACACTTATTGTTGGAACAGGTAATGAATATGCTCCAGCACCATCAGAAGGTACTGGTGGTAATGGTTCAATTTATCTTTCTGAATTTAGTATTGCAGCTGTAGGAAACATTACAATTTCCTCAAATGATATATCTTCTAAGTGGGCAGCTACTGGAGCAAGCAATACAAGTAAGTTGAGTAATCTTACTTATACAAATTCAGGACAACTTATATTAGGATATAGAGTTGATCTTACTCCTAGTGGAGAAGGTCAGCAATATGCAGTAGGTAATTATTTAATCGTATTCCCTGTAACTCCATCTAGTCCTGAATTTAGTATAAACAATCAGGTTATACCTAAAATATTACTTCAAGATTATGGATTGCCAGAATTTTCAGAAAGTTATAATGGAGCTAAAGGTGTACCTTTCTGGGGTGTAAATGGATTAGCACAAATTTTACAACCAGAAACTTTAGAGGTATACACAGTAAATCAATCAATTCCTAACAACTTAACATCCAATACTTTTGTAAATAGTTCAAATGACTGGTTAAGTTCAGCTACAAACTGTTCTAACATTAGTTTTATATCAGGTGATCCTGACGCTAATTGTGGTCTTACTTATTTCCCTAACCTATTTGATGGTTTGTATGATAGTTCTAATAATAATTACCTAGGGCCTCAGACATTTACTTACTTTGGAATGACGTGTACAGCAAGTTTATCTAATGACTTAGGTGCTTGGTTTGTAAGCAATACAGATGGTGGTTTCTTAGGATGTAGTGGACTTACAGCACCTGATTCTGAGGGAGAAGATGTACTTTTAGCTGTTCAAGGTTTTGACTTTAGTATTACAATTGATTTCCCTGTAGCAGTTAATGATATTCCAATTAGAGCTAGTGTTCTAAATAGTAGTGCAGATGGTACATCTGGAGATGTATATTATGTAGAAACTAATGGTGGAACTCCAACACTTTCTATAAATGACGGATGTTTAGTTCAAGTTGATGGTAATAAACTATGGGGTGGGATGGTAAATCCTAATTTACCTGGTAATCCTGTTGTAAACAATTCTGGAGATGGGGAGTTTAAAGTTACTAGTCTTGCTAACTATACATCTATGACTATATATGGTAATGCACCAACTGGTGGAAAATTATTTTTAGGATGTCGTCCTTTAAATTGCTATAATATGGTATACATAACCTATGCAGGAGTGTCTTGTTCTGATCCTGAAGAAGCAGGACGTTGTGTAGCTCCACCAAATGTTCCAGTAGCACAGACTTCTTATTATCCAATTAAGGTATGGAATAAAACAACAGGTGCAATTACAGAAGTAGGACCTCCACCAGGTGAAGGTTTTGCTTCTGGCGATATTGGTATAGGTAATAATATACTTGTAGTATCAGCTAACTTTAACTATCAAAATGCAGCAGCACCTCCTACAGATCAGTGTTTTATAAAATATACTTATGTTAATGAAGCTGAGGTTCCTACCAATTTAGAATGGGATGGGGTGAGATATGTATTACCTCCTGTCTGGGACCAGTTCAATAACAATTTTATTCCAAACATTGAAGTAATAAATGATAACACAATAGGTTTAACTGTAAGTACAACAAGTGGTGGTTTTGATCCTTTATATGATACTAGATTCCTAGAGTGTACGTTCCCTGAAAATGGTACAGAAATGATTACTGTAGAAAAGTTTGCACTTGCTGGAGCAGGTGTTAACAATGCTGGTAGGTCAGGAGATTTACTAATTACATATAAAGAAGATGGTGTAACACCAAATAAAGTAATAGTTTTAGGAGGTATAGATCCCTACATTGATACTAATTATATAGCTACTCATCTTGCAGTTCAACAATATGATTATGAAACAGGAGCTTTAGAGGTAACTACAAGAGCTGAAGACTTTGGGGTTCAGACTACAGGATCAGCAGCTATTGCTTTATTTAACGGAAAACTTTATGTAGGTGGTTCTAGATGGGCTACAGTAGATCTAGAGTCTCCATATGCATGGACTGACTTAGTACCTAATGCTCCTGGTACACCTGATCCAGCTGGTGGAGCAAGTCAAATACCTGGATGTAGAATAAGTGATGGATTTATTGTAGATCCTAATATAACAACTACAACAACTAGTAGTACTACTCCTAACCCATCAGGACCTAAGACAATTTGGACATGGTTTGAATCAGAAATAAATCAATAGAATATGAAAGTAACAAAAGAAATAAAAGATAAAATAGATCATATAGCAAAAACCTTTGCAAAAGGTAATACTATTATTGCTTCTGTTGGAATAGGTGAAAAGGTTTCTGCTGGTAAAGTTACAGGAGATGATGCTATTGTAATTGGAGTTACTGAAAAGAAACCAATTGAAGAGTTGTCTTCTGAAGAAATTATACCAAGTGAAATTACCATAGGTGATAAAGTTATTAAAATAGATATAATACAACAATCTCCAGTTCAACTATTTGCTACATGTTCTGATTGTGGAGGATGGAATGGATCTAACTCTGGACAATTTACTAACAGACAATTTACTAGACCTTTAAGAGGAGGAATAACAATGGCTAGTAGTAATAACTATCCAAGTGTTGGTACATTAGGAACATTTGTACAAGATGTAGCATCAGGAGCTATAGTAGCACTTACTAATAATCACGTAACTATAGAAAATCCTACATACACAAGCGATAGAAACTTAGCTGCCCTTAATGTAGAAAACGATTATGATCCAGTAAATACAATATATCAAGCTACAGAAGCAGCTGGTGGCTATACTCAACCTGTTAATGAAGTAGGAATAAGTTTAAGATATGCTCCAATTCACTTAGCTAGTACAGGGTTTGTTAATCAAGTGGATGCTGCAATATATTCTGTAAACTTTCAAGATATTGAGACTGAAAGTGTACCTTCGTCACAACAATATGCATCATGGCAACCTATAGGTCTTGAAAATGTAATAGCTAATCAAAATCCTCCGTTTGCTACAACAGCTGAATTAGATGATATATATAATACAAATCCAGAAATTTGGACATCAGGAAGAACTTCAGGAGCTAGAGGTAAAGGAGTATGTGGACATCTAAGAGTATATACAGGATCAATAAATTTACCAAATGTAGGTACTGCTCTTGGGCCTGTAGACTACAATGATATCATTTCTGTAATTCGACCAGACGATACTACACCATTATCTCAACAACCAGGATGTTTAAATCCAGGACTTCAAGGTGATTCAGGGTCTGCTGTATATGCTGAATTCAATGATGTTAAGAAATTAATAGGCCTACTTTTTGCTGGTAGTTGTAGTATGGGAATGATGCCTTCAGAGTATGCTGGTAACCCATGTTGCTCTGGTACACCAGGTCAAAACTCATGTAGTACAATTTTTTATCTTTGTAGAATAGATAAAATTGCTGAACAGCTAGGAGTTCAATGGTGGGATGCTGCAGCTGCAAATCAATCCACTGTTAAAAAAGATACTATACAGTATGTAACAGAAATTGGAGGAAGTGACCAAAGAACTAAACTCTGTAACGGTAAGTTACATTACCAAGCAGGATTAACTAATACATTAAATAACCCTTGTATACCAACACCTTAAAAATATAAAATATCATGTCAAATAATTGCTCAAATTGCTATAACGGATGTACTGAAGTATGCTCAGACAAATGCGTTAAATATACAGGGGTAGATGTCCCTGTTCTAGGAATACAAAATGGAGACTCTTTATCCTTTGTAGAACAATCTCTAATAACTTATTTATCATCAACTCTTGATGGGACAGGAGTATTTCCTATAGTTCCATCAGCTGCAATATGTCCTACAGTACAGAATAACTTAGATGAATGTAATCCATTATCTTTAAATAATTATTTAAAGGCCATAATTGAATCATTGTGTCAAATTGAAGAAACAATAGGTGTTATCCAAGAAGAAGTACCTACGGAACCATATATACTAGGATGTCTTAGTGTTCCAGGTATTACTGATGACCCTACAGTTAATACAAGTACTGATACACAAGCTGTAATACAAGCTGTAATTGATAAAGTTTGTGAAGTGCAACAGAGTCTAAATAACTTTATAACATATGTAAATAACACTTTTGTTGCAATTTCAGATATAAATACATATATTGAAAACTACATAAATAATAATCCAACTCAAACTTTAATTAACAATAGAATGGTTCCCTTTTCTGCTACACCATATTTTGGAAGCTTAGGCAACTTTGATGGATCAGGTGCTGGTATAGGTGATTGGGATAGAATATTTTTATGTAATGGTGCTAATGGAACTCCAGATCTTAGAGGAAGAGTTGTTGTAGCATCTACAACAGGAATGCCTGGAGGCGGTGGTCTTGATCCAGCTGTAGTTCCAGTCCTTGGAGAAGTTCCAGACTGGAGTTTAGGTACTACTAGTGGAGCATATAGAGTAACGTTAGAATCATCTCAAATACCTCCACATACACATGTTTCAACTGTAACTTCTAGTCTTTCTCCAGCAAGTCATACTCACAAGGTAGTGTCATTAGGTACTGCTAACACTAATGATCCAGTTCAAACTGACCAACAAATAAGACAAGGTTATTCAACTGGTGGTAATTTAGGATACGGACTAAGAGGAACATCATCTCCAGCTACAAATGGATTAACAAGTGAAGTTACTCAGACACTAAATGTTGGTGTATCACTAGCAAATACAGGAGGTGGGCAAGATCATGCTAACTGGCAACCTGGATACGGAGCATATTATATAATTTACATACCTTAAAATAAAAACAAAATGGCATACTTACCTGTAAACCCTTGCTGCACTGATGTAGTTTTAAATAGTCCTTGTGGATGTACTTCAAATTGCAACTGCTCCTCAAACTCTTGTGGAACAAAAGGTCCTTTATCAAGCACAGTTGTGTATGATGGACCTACAACCCCATGTACAAATATAGAAGCATGTGACACATTAAATGTTGCATTATCTAAAATTGATCAACTTCTTTGTGCATTACAAGTTCAACAAGTTAAAAACACTCAAGAAATTGCAACAATGAAAGCTCAAATAATTGATATAAATAATCAAATAACTACTATTAATAATAATTGCTGTTCATAATTATGACTGTACTTTTAACAATACCTAATATAGGCACCGATGCTGATAACTTTGAACTTTATTCAGATAAAGATAACTTTAGTGATCCTTTTGAAACAGATATATCTAGAGCAGATTTATTAATTGGATATACTAGTTCTGTTGTACCAGACTATTCAAGTGTAGTAAGAGTTACATCTAAATATAAGTGTATTAATTCTTTAGATATTACACTACAATAAATTAAAATAAACACAACAATATAAGATATGTTAATACAAATAACCATAACTATTCCTCCGTCTGGCATTGCTGGACCGTTTGATTTATTTTCAGATGCAAATGGATATGTTTCCCCTTTTGAAACACAAGTACCAGCTACAGAATTAGAGTCTGGTTATGTTGTAGAACTTCCTATAGGTGCAACTATTATTAGAGTTTGCTCTGTAGGTAACTGTGAAAATTGTATTGACATACCAACTAATTGCCCAACTACTACAACAACATCATCTAGTAGTACATCTACTACAAGTACTAGTAGTACATCTACTACTACATCAACCAGTTCAACAACAACAACTACTACTACATTACCACCTCCTTATAAGTTTAACTGGGAGTTGCGAAGTCAAACTCCATCAACTATAGGAACTGTAAATCTTTTTATAACTGTAGACGGAATATCTGTTGTAGATTCTACAATAAGTGTAGGCAATGCTACACAATCTGGTCAATTACTTATTCAGGCTGGAGCTA